CCACCCACCCCCAAACCCGTCCAAGTTCCGGTCGTTCCAAAGGTCAGCGAGATGGAAGTGTCGCTTGCACCAATGGCTGAGGTCAGCGTTGCGGGAACACCGCCGCCGACATATGAGTTCTGCGTGTAGGGATTTCGAGCCATCGTCTATCCCTTACGGGATTTCACCTCCCTAGTTGCTCATCAACCAAGTAGGAGTGACCTGAAGGGTGTCGTTTGCGCCGAGGGTCGGCGTGGTCGCATCTGCGAAGTTGGCTGCATACATCAACTTGCCGGAGTTATCGCTAGAGGTAGCCACGAAGTAGCCCGCCGCCGCCAACCATGTCCCCGTTGCCGAGAAGGTCACCGCCGATCCTGCGGATTTCACACCACTCACAGCGTCGCCAGCCGTCACCGCCGCACCGTTGCTTTGGTTTGATACGAGTGCTGATGAGAGCACGACTTGGTTCGCTCCCGGAAGTCCGGTGATGATCTTGACTGCCTCAGTCCCGACCACAATGCTCATGCCGACGGCAAGACCTGTGGTTGAGGCGAGGGTCACAACCCACTGCCCCGATGAAACTGCGCCGTTCAGGGTGGTCGTCAGCGTCGGGCTGCCAGCGTTGTATGCCGTGGCGGTCGTAGGGCTTCCAAAAGTCGTGGTCGAACGGGCGTAGCCAGAACCGACCATTTCGGTCATTCCCGCTGAAAGAGTTGCCGTAGCGGTGGGCAGCGATCCGGTGAACAGCCCCACATAGTAGGTGCCATACGAGGTGGATGGAGTAGCACCAACGCCCAACTGGTTGAACAGGAGGGTAATACCTTGGTTGGTGAAAATCTGCGCCACGGGCGGCTCCTCGCTAGACGGGTCGCCCTCTATTCTGCCACAGGGTTTAGGATTTCAGCCCTTATCAGCCGCAGTCGCAGACGTGGTTGTCCTTGGAAGCCTGCTCCTCGTCGTAAAGCACCTTAGCGATGACGACATGGTTGGCGAGGTCGAGGAATGAGTTTTCAGCACTCTCGTGGTTTAGACGCTTACCTGAAGCGGCGTTGGCGATGCGCTGCACCTTTTCCAAACCTCGAATGAAGCAGGATTTCCACGCTGCGACACCGATCTGCTCGGCGGCTCGGTAGTTGGCGTATGGGTCACGGTTCGTGCCGTAGTCGTTGCTCTTGGAGATGTGCAGTTTCAGCATCTCGGACAGGACTGCACGGAAGCGTGGATCGCCGCCCTCTGGGAACTCTGGCTCAACTACTGAAGCCGTGAAGCGGTCGCCTGAACCCGTAGCCTTGCGTCGTCCCCCGCCAACCGTGACGAGACGGCGGCGAGGATTTTCCTCACGAACCATCGTGGATTTTAGGGTCTGGCCCTTTGCCTCGTCAGCGAGGAACTGGTTGATTTCCTCCATCGAACGGCGTGGGTGCGGCGCAGCGTGGATCGGGTCAGTCATTTTTTTGCCTTTCGTTGAGGAGGAGGTGGAGTTCTTTCAGCAACTTGTGAACCTCTTTGGTGAGCCGAACATTTGCCAACAACTCTTTATTCACTGATCGGATAAGTTCGCTGCTGGACTGTGAAATCGTGAGATGGGACAGGGCTTGTTCGGCAGCGATGGCATCGGCACGCTTCGCTGCGATAAGCAAGATAGCACCCTGTAGCCCTGCCAAGGTGGAAAGTAGCAGGTTGAGCAGGATATAGGGGTACGGATCGAAAGCGTGTCGGGCGAGGACGATGCTGTTCAGCCCCGCCCAGACGAGCATGAACGCTGTAAAACCGCCGACGAACGACCATGAACCCATCTTGTTCCGCATCAAGTCGGCTGCCCGTTCGCCCTTTGTAAGTTGCGAACCGGTGCGAACGCCGGGGAGTGGTGCCCACGGGTGGTTGGGATCGTCCCAATCTTCCTCCACGCCATCAGTCCAAGGCGGGGTAATGCCCACTATGCCAAGACCTCTGCTCGGGTAGCGATTTTCACATTTGGAAGTTCCTCGATGAACTGCGGGCGATGCTTATGGTAGGCGTAAACTGGCTTGCCGAGAGTGGTTGCGACCAGCACCTCAGCCTTTGCGCCATCTGAACGCCCCCAGCCGGGGAGCACGATCACGCCTTCACATTCCAGCACAGCCTTGTAGCAGAACATCATGGCTTCGTGGAAGTTGTTGTCGTTTGCCTGAATGTCCTCTCCATAGATTTGGAAAGCCGTTTCAGCAGGACAGGTGATCTCGTAGCCCTTGCTTCGCAGGTGGTCACGGGCTTCGGTAAAGGCATCGAAGTTGGAGTTTGGAAGGCCACGCATCGGCCCGGCTAAGTAATACGCCATCAGATAATCAGTAAGTCTCCCCAGCCACGAGAGCCGTAATCAAGTCCGATACCGACAGTAAGCATTCCAGCAGGGGAGTTGGCTCCCGTCTGGCTTGTAAACCACTTAGAACCACCATCCATCGCCGGACATTGGAACACTTGCCGACCCGTGCCTTCGGAGGCGACGAAGTGGTGGTAGTGCCCCGAGAACAGGATCGCACTGTCCGCAGCCGGAGTGCGCCCCATCACTTGACCCTTCCACCATGCTTCGATTTTCGCAACCGTTCCACCACCGTTGCCCTTGCCGAACTGGTGCCCGTGAGCAAAGGTGACCGGAACGCCGCAAATGTCGAGGGTGATCGTCAAGTCCTCTTGCACCAACCCGTCGAACTGCGGCATAGAGACATTGGCGTAGCGGTCAGGATTTTTCAGGTATGCACGGTAGGTGGAGGTGAACACATCAAGATCGTCGTTGTCCAGCCAATCCGTAAACGCCTTGCCATTCCTGCGATTTTCACCATGATTACCGGGAACTGCGGTCAAGATGATTTGGATATCGGGGAAGTTAGCGACGAGCAGTTCCACCATGCGGTCAATGAGATAGACAACCAAGTCTTTTTGTTGGCGGCGGGTGAGCACGGTTTGGAACGCCTGCATGTCGTAGTGACCATCACACCCCTCAACGAGGTCGCCCATTCCAGCGATGTAGATGCGGCTCGGACCACGACCAGCCTTACGCAGTTCCTTGACCCGTTCCACCACACGGTCTTGTGCGAGGCAGATGCGCTCGGTCATGGCTTCAGGGCCGCCACCTTCGCCCTTGCCGGTCTGCCAGTCGCTAAAGGTGATGACCAGCGCACGGTCAGCCGTATTGACGAACGAGACAGATTTCAGCGGCTTGCGCTTCATCACCTTCTCGCACAGGCGGTCAATGTTGATGGAACGCTCCCCGGCCTGACGGCGGCGGATTTGCGCTCGGTAATATTTCATGCGTTGGATTTCACCGCCACCCATGTTGGAGTCCCAACCACGGATGTTCACCGAGCCATCGACGATTTCGGTGGTATCCGGCGAAAGCCCCCAGTCCTGCATGAGAACCTCCCAGAACGCCGGATCGGGTTCATTAGGGAGAAGCGGTGAGGTGATGTAGCCGTCGCTGCCGTTCCATTGGAACGATGGCTCAGTCCCCTTCGGGATAATGTTCGTATGACGCTGCGGCAAAGACGAGGCTGCTTCACTGAGCGTCAAGATACGCCCCCTTGTGCGGTGTTCCAGCCGGGCAGCAGCAGTCACCGTCGAGATGCCGCTTCAGGGTTTTTTCGTTTAGCGGCTTGCCGTCGGCGGAAGCCACACGGGCGATCCAAAAGGCAGGCTTCTTGGCTGCGAACCATTCCACCACCGTCTTTTTGTCGGCGGCATCAAGGCCGTTGATGAAGTTGGCGATCTTACAGAGCGTCACACGCTCTAACCGCTTCTCTGCGTCTCGTAAGGACATGGTGAAATGCTACACCACGACTACGAGTTTGGTGGGGAACGGAACTACGGGTAGCGTCACTCGTCATATGACGAGCGTTCTACGCCTCTAGTTCGTCCGGCAGGGGTGCGATTTCGTCTGCGAGGGGAGCGATGATCTCCGGCTCCGGCTCGACGACGGGCTTTGCCTTCGCAGGGCGGCCACGCTTGGGCTTTGGCTCTACGGGAGCCTCATCTGCCTCGGAAGGCTCAGGGGCGATTTCAGCCACCTCTGGCGTGCTCGCAACGGGCAGGTCACGGATTTCGACGGGCTGAACCCAGCCGAGGTAGGTCATGCGGAGAACCTCTTGCGGATCGAGCGCAGAAAGGTTTATAAAATCGCCAACGCCCACCCCAGAACCCTCCAACTGAAACGGTAGGAGGACTCTGTGGGTGGGCGGCAGCGAGGTCATGCCGTCATACTAGCAGAAACTAGATGATGGCATCCCAGAAGTAGCCGAGGTCAGCAGCAACGACCTTGTTGTCGAAGGCGATTTCACCCTCAACTCGGTCTGCCTTCAGTTCCTCCATACGGAAGCGGCTCACACCAACCGTGGTACCGAGGCCACCCGACACGCCAGTCCACATAAACGTGTAGCCAGCGGAGGGGGTCATCACACCGGGGTTCGGGGCGGTGTAGGCAAGCAGGGCGTTGTTGCCGGTCGTGAACTGGTAGTTCTGAGTGTTGGAACCCTCAGCACCGTTGTTCACAACTGCCTTCGACACGAGCACACGATCCACGCCGAACACCTGAGCGAGGAGGTCCTCGGTCACGATGGCACCGGCTTGGGTGTACTTGTAGCGGTCAACCAGCATCGGGTGGTTCTTCAACTTGAGGAACACCGGGTAGGACAGGACGAGCGTGTTCGGCTCGTAACCGGTCGTCTGCAACACCGAAGCCTTGGCGGACTCAATGTCCGAGATCGGGTTCGAGTTGTAGGTGGTCACACCGTTGCTCGTGGTTGCGCCGTAGTCCGACCACTTGACCGTGGAACCGGTGCCTTGCGAACCGGAAGCGACACCGAGAACAGTGTTGCCCCACACGCCGGGCTGGAAGTAGTCGCCCGTCCACTGAACCTCACGACGGAGGAGGAGACGCTGCGTGACGAACTGCGTCGCTTCCATGTCGGGGTTCAAGGGGTTGTCGGAGTTGGCACGGGTCTGGTCACCAATGTCCTTGTGGAAGGCGAAAACGTCTGCCATGTAGACATCGGTGGTCAGGCCGTAGCCGGAGCCAGCGGAAGCGGTGCCGTCTGCACGACGCTGCGCCTCGTCACGGAACCAGTCGTCCTTCGTGTACTTGAAGTACAGGTTGGACTTCTTGTCCACGGGGACAACCGGGAACACCTTGTCGGCGATGAAGTTGTCCGTGTTTTGGAGGTAGGCAACCGAGATGTTGGTCAGGATTGCGTCGATGTGAACATTGTTCACGTTGGGCTGTGGCATTTTTCAGGTTCCTTTCTAAACCTAAGCCGCTCGACCAGCAGCGGAGCAGTTCACAGCGACGGTGATAATGTCGCCAGCCACTCCGCTAGTGATTGCGGTGCCGAGAATGTAGGAAAGTGCTGAACCGTTGGTTGCACCACCAGTCGACGCCGGGGCGATGGCGAGAGCCGCACCCGAAGCACTGACTGAAATCGCCTGACCGGCGGTGATGGTTCCACCAGCGAGAACCTTCGAGACACCCGAAACGGTGACCTCAGCCTCAGCGAGCGACTCGATGACACCGGAGGCGGCAGTGCGAGGGGTCGGCTGGTTCTGAAGGATACCGAGCGGGCGGTCTGCGGTGGTGCCGCAAATCGTGGCAACCGGACCACCGGCACCGAACGAAGCACTCGTGAACGACAGGGCTGCGGTCGTGCCGCTAGCGATGGTGTTCAGGGTGATCGAACCGGCAGCGGGGTTGATTGAGGTCACGACTGCGCCAAGGAGGCCGACAGCGTTCGTGGTCACGATGGAACCGGGCACCAAGCCAGCCGGGAAGGTGGCACCACCGGTGGTGAAGCCGGTCACAACTGCCGAGTTGCTAGCGATGGCGAGGCCGGAGCCAACCACGACGGACGATCCCAACTTGACGAAGCAGAACTGCGTCGCAGCGGTGAGGGTCGTGTCCGCAGTCAACGTCAACTTGACGGCATATGGATTTTGCTCGAAAGCCATTTTCTAGCGTCCCTTCTCTGAGAGGTAGGTGGAGTAGAGGTCG